TTAGCACGCGCCTTGCAACAGTTTGCGGAGCTTGTTACGACTAAATACACGTTCAACACGATCAACTTCTAAGAGAAAATCGGCGTAATCTGATGGATAGGGTACTTCATATATTTCATGATAATCATGAACTTTAGTTCTATATTCTTGAGGCATTGTTAGAGGGGCGAGGTTCTCTATAACTTCGGGGGCAATAAGGTTGCGAGACGACCAATAACGCTTAGCGTATTTCTCTGTTATGAGTTCTTTTGTTATATATTTTTTAATATATGATGACATTTTAGTTTTATCACGGATTGGGGCAACTTCTGAACGGCCTAAATTATAACGCACTAAATAATTGCGACCTTTATACCTTTTAGCCGTTTTAATTTCATTTACGGTAATATATGGGTTTTTAGAGCTATAAAAGTCCCTAACTTCATTCTTATAGTCTTCTAATAATGCATGGAAGTGCCAAGCGCCGTTTTTGTGTCTTTCCGGTACAATTAAGTATTTAAATTTCGATCCGTGCTTTCTTTGGTGGTTGATCTGTTCTGTATTTAGCCAGTTTTTGAGTAAATCCGACATATTATTAAAGTTTTTACGGTTTTCATTTCCTTTTACTTTAGGGTTGTTAGGATCAAACGTGAACGTAGCGAAATGGGTGAAGTTATTACATAAAACATAATCTGATATTTTTGTTTTTGTTCTATTAATTGATTTTTGTAAGTTATCTTTTTCACTTGTTAGTTCTTCATTAGCTAAACCGTTAACACTTCTAAAACGATCTATGGTAAGAGGGGAGAAATATTTTATTATTTTTATTTTATCCGGATAAATTTTAGCATAACTTGATATGACTTTATATTTAAGTCCAATATCTTGTTTATACATATTATGCAATATTTTTGAGGTTAATGCATCTAATGAAGACATATGAGTAACTCCTATTAACTCTTATAAAATTATTATGTTGATTAAGTGTAGTCCTTGACAAGGGGGCTAAAGCCCTTTTTAATATGTTTAAATATCTATACGCTTAATATTGAAATAGTCTTTAAATTGTTCTTCAGTATTGTTTTTTGATGTGTATACGGATAATGAACAACCAGATCTAAAAAGAATAGTGTAAAAGTGTAATTCATTCTGTATACGTTCTAAGCGATCATATTGATATTTAATAGCTAATAGACTTAATTTAGCGTCCTTTTTGGTTGTATACCTTGCTATCTCCATGCGATTACGAGTGATGATATATGCATATTTACGTGATATTGTTATTTTAAACATATTGATAAACTCCTTTTATTTCTGCTTTTCGGAGCAGTGCTACACGAAAAGCAGAAATATTATTTTCTTTTAATATAAATATTATTTTTACTCTCAAAAATATCCATTTGTACTGAACTTGATATGACTTTTTGATATGTATCGTACATATTACGTATACGCCTATTATGGAAGAACCAGCCCCTTTTAATAACATTACCTACAGAACGGCCTGTTTTATCATCTAATTTTAAAGTATGTGCATCTATAACAGTCTGAGTGGTGAATATGTTTAAAAAAGTATTACAACGGATCTCATAATTTGCTTGTTCTCTAAATGGTTTTGCCATTCTATCCCATAATTGAGAAGTACCGATAATTAATTTACGTTGCTTGCGTTGTTGCGATATCTCCGTAAAAACATAAGGTGGTATATTTTTACTATCTAAAGCATTAAAATAGGTTTGTATTTCATCTATTAAATAAATTACGCCATATTCTCCATTATTAATTTTAACTAATTTTTCGGCTAGTTCATCTACAGATTGAAAATAAATAATTCTATCTGAATAATCTATTAAATTATTATTAAAAATAATATTAGTTACAAGCTTACATTTAGGAAAAATAGACATCAACCGATCTACATGATAAACGGCAGATAATGTTTTACCTCCTCCTTGCCAGCCGACATAAACGCTTACACCGGAAGGCTTAAAGTAATCTTTATTTTTAGAATTTTTAAGATCATCGGATATAACACCAAAATTAAATTTAAATGTTTTATTAATATAATTAGCGTAAGACATTAGCGACTGATTCCTAATATAGGTAATTTAGTTAATAAAAACATAATGAAGTTATAAACATATTTAGCAAGCATAACAGAAAAAGATATAAATAAAACCCAACCTATAACGGTAAATGATCCAAAGATCCAGCCAACAAAACCTATAGCACCGGACTTAGAGGGAAAAGCTAAAAAGTCAAAAAAGAAATTTCTCATATCTTCCGAAAAATTAGGAATATTAGGCAACCAACCAAAAGTTAATTTTAATGAAGCAACAATTGTAGAAAATATAGATATAACAGCAATTTCTAAAGATTTAGTAATATCCATTTTTATTCCTCCCCATTACCTGATAATATTGCGTATAGTTCATGTCTTAACCAAAATATAAGGCAACAAATTAACGCACCGTTTGCGAACATATTTAACAACGAATAAATTTGTGGTGTTTTTTCCTGTATATAACAAGCGTTCATATCATATTGAGATATTTTAATATGGCAAGTTATTGTATTATTAGAATAAACGCCGATAACATGTTTTAATGCAGTTATAGGAAAATACAGAACACCTAATTTTTGAGAAAAGAAAAAATCAAGATTTTGAATTTCACAACCTACAGCCTCGCCGAGTTTTTCATGTGTAGCTACGCAAGATTCGGCATATATAGGAACTTCACAGTTCTCTTGATCACAGTATTTTTTATCATTAGGGAAAAAAGTATAATCACCCGAACCTATTTTAATTTTTGCGTATACAGGTTGATGGATCCAGTCTTCATCAATAGTATTTTTTAATGGTGGTTTTGAGTTTACATAAGTTTTAACCCAGTAATAGCCTTTTTCTTCAAAATCATAATTAAATTTATCATATAAATTATCACCATGATATTCAAAAATTTTAGTTGTTTTATCTTCTTTATAAAGTTCATAATTAGGCATATACATTAAAGGATCTAAAGCCATTTTTTTATCGGCATTAACATTAATAATTTCACCGTTTAGATTCATATCATGCACTTTATAAGCAAAATATGGATAATAATCAGGCTTATTATTTAAAGCAGGGTTATCATTGGAAGTTTTATCACTAAGGGGGAAATCATCAGGATATTCAACTCTAAAATCGTTAAATACATTTATAAATTGATATTTATTTTGACCCATCAAAAATACTTTATTATTTTGATCATCATTTAATTTAGTATAAATATTAGAAGAATTCATCTCAACATTCTCTGATAAATGAAAACGTTTTGTTTTATCATAAGTAAAATGAATATCAGCATATATTTCAGTAAAATCACGTTCTAGAACTCTTCTAGGTAAAGACTGAGAGGCAAAGCCATTATAAAAACCATCTTTTTTATAATGTCTAAAAATAGGTTCATTTTCTTTATTTCCAGTGTAAAAAACGAATGAAGCACTAGCAAATGAATCGGTTTTAATAATATTTAAAAATGATTTATATTTTTTATCTCTAAAAGATTCGCATGCTTTATCCCAGTACTCACGATCATAAGGTTTAGCATATTTTTTAGAACAAATAGCAGAACCCATATATAAAGCTACATCCCAGTATATTTTTTGATCTGTTGCTTTTGCTTGAGATACATCTTTAGAATAAATATAATCTTCTTTATTAAACTTACGAACACCGTATTTATTAATTTTTGTTTTTAATGTTTCATAATGATTGTTAATTTTTGTTAAATCATCTTCGGGAGTAGCAAAAACACTACTAAAGGGAATAACTAAAGATGTAAATAAAATAGTAAAAACAAAAATTAATATTTTTTTATTCATTTATTAACGCCTTTCTCCAAGTTTAATAATAATTATTACAGATATAGACAAAACTATAAGTAAAGCAAGCCATGTTATATGATCAAAATAAACAGGGGAATGAAGAGGCGACCAAATGCGAGTAACTTCCATTTAAAACCAACCTTTTGTAAATAAAACAGATATTAACATTCGCCAAATTATATAAACACCAGCTAATAGACCTATAATAGGTAACATAAAAATGAAAAATTCACGTATTAAATCTAATAGAGCGTGCAATACAACCATAGAATCAACAGTTTGAAAATGATGCATTATTTAATTATCCTTTTTTAAAATTAATATAAAGGGCAGTTTAAAGACTTGCCCAGGTCTAAAGATTAAGCTTTTACTTTTGAGAATTTTTTCAAAAGACGGAAAGCTAAACCAACACCAAGTGTAAAGCCTAATAGGGCAATAATGATTGGCATGTTGCTTGTTAAAACACCTGTTAGGCTTTCAATAAGCTTAGTTGCAGTATCTTGTGGAAATATATTCATATTATTTTGTACCTTTTCTAATTTTTATTATTTTTGTTCGCTTTTTGTTTTATTGGATAATGCCGACCTTTTACATATTTTCATTATCCTCCAAGAAGTTAGAAGGTTTTGGTGTTGAAGATAAGATTAATAGTTTTGCATTAGACTTGTTAGATAATTTAAGCTCTAAAATCTGATCGGATCCATTAAGATTTAGACCGAGTTCTAGAACATGGTAACTAATAATTTGTTTATTTTCAGGGTTAATAAATTCTTTAGGTGAGATGTGAGCAGAGTAGATTCTATTTAAAACATTTATTTTTTCTGATTGATTTTGCATATTTTTATCCTTTCGGTTGATTATAATTTATGTTTATAAGCGAATTGTATACTAGATAAAAAAATATGTCAAATGTCGCACATTATACCTTTTGCGACATATAAGTAAAATTAAAAAGATGATTAAGAATACATGAAGTTTAATGACAAAAAATAAGTT